TATAACTGAAGCCGGCGCTATCATAGGAATAACAGGGATTTTTCCTCTGTTGGAATATAATAGTGAGCCTCTCCATTTGGTGATACCGTCTTCAGAGCATAGAAACTTAAGTGCATATTCGCCTACTGCTATGATTAGTTTACGTGGGTGTTTTTGTATAATTTTCCAATTTTCATCTGCGTATTCGAATGGATTTGATACTATGTCTAATTTATTCCCAGGAGCTTGTTTACGGTAGGTGTGTAAAACCAAACAATCCTTACGAAAGATTGCAGCTCTAGCTAGTATATCATCGAATAACATTTCTCCTTGTGAACCCGCAAATGGTATGTCATAAATTATATCATCCTTTGAAGGACATTCACCTACGATTACTATTGATGCGTCAGGACGACCTTCAGGAAGTATTTCAACCACAGCGTTTCCCTTTCTAAGGGGCTTGATTTTAGTTGGGGTGTTTACCCAAGATTTGGTTTAAAGTGGATTAGAAGCCAAGCTAGACCCCTTAAAAGCCTGGTATTACTTAGTACCCAATCTTCTAGTGGTCCTAACTTGTTTGTATCTAGGTTTCGGTTTAAGATAAGTATTATCCCAGGAATCGTAAGATATAGTTTTTGTTTTGTGAGGTCTTACGTGTACTTTAATTCCTAGAGTTATATCTTTGTCTACTGTAACTTGGATTCTACCACATGATGTATATATGGTAACTTTTTCTTGGTTTGCACTAAAGCGTGCTGAGTGAATCTTATGAGGTTTCATTGGTAGTCTCCATAACGAGTCTAGATTTAGCTACTTTAATGGCTTCGGGATTGATGTCACATCCTACAGCTCTACGGTTAGTTTGTAAAGCCGCTACTAGGTGACTACCTGAACCACAACACGGATCTAAGACTAGTTCGTTTTCTAGGGTACATAGTTCTATGAAGTGTTTTATTAAGTCTAGTGGTTTCTCTGTAGGATACTTGGTGTTGTTAGGACGCTGAAATGCTATCAGGTTTGGTCCAAGCCGTTCTGGTATTACTACGACGCCTTTCCGTAGGTGACATATGTGTTCGTGAGATTGATCTCCTGCGGCTGCGCCATTGATAGAAGGTGTAGATATTACTTTGTTCCAGATCCAGGGTGGGTACTCGAAGGCTAGGTCTGACATCTTAGAGCAAACCCGCTCGATCCAATAACTTTCTGTCCAGGAGCAAAAGATCCACATATGAGCATTAGGTTTAAGTGCAAGGTATAGTTTAGGAATAAGATTTTGTATGAATTCTTTTACAGATTCTTCGTCATCTTTCCATTGAGTACCGTGACTAGATTTTTGTAAAGTAAGCGAATCGAAGACTTTTATACCAAAAGGTAGGTCTGTTATGACCAGGTCTGCTGATTCTTCTGGGAAGGTGTTTAAGAACTCTAGGGCATCTTGGTGGGTTACTACGGATTCTAGGTCGTGACGGTGAGATTCCATTGCTCTGCGAGCGATTTCTTCTCTGATTTCTTTTACTTTGAAAGCCTTGAATTTGCCTAAGATTCCACTTCTTGAGGGTTCGTCTGCTAGGTTTTTGAGTTCTGGTATATGAGCCGCTATGTCTAGGACACGAGCTACTTTACGATGGTCACTTACGGCGGCTTCGGACATGTTTAGGTCTTGAGCAGTATCCTTTTGAGAATGCCCCCCTTCCACCGCCCCTCTACCGCGTTTCTGTTTACCTTTAACACTCTCCATTAGTCTCTCGTATTCGTCTACTGCTTTACTTTCTTCGGCTGGAGTTAAAGGTTCACGTTTGATGTTTTCTTGTAATTCTATGGTGTGTCTATGCCAATCGTCTGTAGGGTGCATGATGGATATTTTTACATATTCGAAATTATTATTGTTTGGGTACAATTCTGGATTGTTGAGTATGTGGTTTATAGCTCTTAGTCTTCGTTCTCCTGCGATCAACACAAAGTTTTCGTCTACTACTATAGGTTGAATTTGACCTATTTCGTAGATACTCGCAGCTAGTTCTTTGAGTTTGTTTGGTGAGAAATCTTTACGATGTCGAGTATCGGGGACTACTATTGTTGAAGGGTATACAGAGTGTACATTGGCTTCCTCTGACATGATAGGACTTTCTAGAGATAAAAAGGCGGATAGGGAGCGTGTATATTGGTTCATTGCTCCCTATCCGCTTAGGGAAATTAGATAATAAACTTCTCTATTTTAGTGCTAGTACCTGAAGACCCAGTTGATTCGTTTGTCCAGTCTTCAGTTTTGACTTTAGCCGTTACTTCGGCTCCTATGGCTTCATCAAGATCAGGACAAATGTCTTCTTGGATACTCAGAAAGTTTAGATCCAACTTTGCGCTTTCGTACTCGTCACTGTCTGGATCTATACCGTTAAGGGCTCGGAGCTTGTCTTCGAATATAGCTAAAACTGCTTGGTTGAAGAACCAAGATCCCCACGAGCACCAGTGAAATAGGTTGAATCCGTTAGAGTCAACGTCTTCGTTGTTGATGACTTTGAACTCAAAATTTATGCCGGGCTTTTCTGTATTACGGGATTCTTTGTAAGCCCATTTGCTGAACATGAGTTCGTATTCACCGGCTTCTAAACTACGATCCAGGTTTTTCTTTTCGCTTTCGAGTGATCCAAATTGTAGGTCTTGATATACTTCGCTCATGATTAGTAAGTCCTTATAGTTTGAGTGAGTGTAGATTGGTATGTGTCGATATAAAAGGTTATTAATCTTGGGCTTCAGTGTCTCCTTTCTCTAAAGCTATCGACAAGCCGTGTTGAAGTGCAAGATTAATACGGGTAAGCATTGCTAGTGTTTCGGTGAAGTTTAAGGCTTTAGCTTTTGTGATTTCGTTGGTTATGATTTTCTGTAGAGCGTAGCCGTCCTCTTCTGTTATTGGTAGGTATATAGTGTCTGGTTCAGGCATCTTGGTGTATCCTTTGTTGATGTTGCCTAGAAGGTAAAAGTCTTCTTTAGGGTTCACGGAAGTAAGAGGTCGAAGTTTTGGGGCATTTCAGCGTCGAGTGCAGGGTTTCGGACTCTAGCTATATATACACCTGATGGACGTGTATGCCAAAGATAGGAAGTTTTGTCACCTCGACCTTTTACGGTAGCGTGTAGTACATAGTCAAAATATGATGGTATAATACCGGCGAGCTTGCCTGTTAGTGAGGGTACGATTTTGACTATACCTGTAGTTTCATTTTCTTTTGTGTCTTCGTGACATATAACTACAAGGTTCTTTTGCATCATTATTAAGGCTTCGATGAATTTTATTGTGAAACGCATTGCAATGCCGTAGTCTGGTTGAGTAGGTGCTGACTCTAGTGATTTGTTGTTAGAAGCCAGAGTGAAATCCATGATTGCACTGTAGAGACGAGTCATAGAATCTACGATTATGGTTTTAGGTTGACTCTCTGGGTCGGCTTTGTGGATGCGTTGTAAAGTATCTTTGATTTGAGTGTAAGCGGCGGGCTTTTCTTTTCCTTTGTCGGTTACGAGTCTGTCTGGTATTATACCTGTAAAGGAACCTGCTATAAAATCACCTTCTAAGGCTTCTGAACCTTCATCTATGTCTATGATGAAAGCAGGTAAAGCACGCTCAGGTAACGTACGAAGACAGTAGGTTTTCCCGCTACCGACATCGCCGTATATGAGTGTTTTCTTAGGTGCTTCGAGTCTTTTATTAGCCATGTCTATATGTTGAGGCATTATGAAATCTCCTATCTAGCTGCGGTGTCCCAAATTAATTTGGAGTATTGTGTGGATTTTACTGTAGAGCGGAAATCGTGTGTTGCTCCGCAAATATCGAAGTATGGGCAGAGTCTATTCCATGATGTACATGCGTCTTTGCCATACATAGGAAAGAAATCGGCAGAGTATAGTTGAATAATTTGACTACATGTGACCATGATACCTTGTTTCCATTCGTTTACTACGTCGGTATTTAGGTCTAGTTCTGAACGATAGAAGCTATCGTTTTTTGGGGACATTAGTAAAATGTCTGCTATGAAGTGTTCACATGAAGAGTATTCTGGTATTTGTTGCGTGGCCCAAATGTAACCGATAAATTGGTTACTGAGTTGGTGGCTTGGGACTAGGTATTGAGATTCCCATGTGGAAGTTTTGTGGTCCATACATATAAATTGATCGTCGTGGGATAGTATTTTATCTATGAGTCCTCCGTATACGATTTTCCAGTCTGTGGAGGGTGATGTTCTATGGCGACTTGAGACTGATACTACGTCTAAGTCAAATTCAAAGTATAATTCGCTTTGTATGGTATCGTAGATTTTGTCTTGAGTTTGCCATTGTTTAGCGTAGTTTTCTAGAAGCCTGATGCCTCTACCTGGAGTACGTTTCTTGTCTTCGGGTACAGGTTGAAAGGCTTCTAAGAATACATCTATGGCTAAAGGTAAACTTTCCTCCATGAATAAACTATCGAGGGCTTGATGGATTGCTATTCCGAATAGTAAGGGGGGATCTGGAATTTTCAATTGACCTGGAGTTTTAGTGAAGCCGCCAGGAACTAAAGACTCTACGATACGATGTTGAAATTTACGGGGGCAGGTGCGGAATTCACTTAGTGCGTAGTTATCTATCTTTATGATGTGTTCGTTAGGATATATTCCGGCTTTCATAATTTAGTACTCCAATTCTTCGGTAGAAGTTAGGTAGTCTTGTAGAATATCGTCTTCGAGTCGTGCTTTGGTATGATCGCATATTTCGTTGGTTATATCTATTTCTCCTAGTTTAATGGTGAGTTGTTCTACGTAAGGATCTTCTGGTGGATTTATAAGGTCTCCTTTAAATTTATAAGTATTTATAATTGCTTGAATTTCTATGTCTATTTCAATGTTTGTAGAATATTCGTATGTAACATCCCAAGTTCTAGTAAGTGAATTAAACATAATAAACTCCTATATGGAATCTAAGAAATCTAAAGTTTCTTTAGTGTAGAGTTTGGCGTCTTCTCGAGTTTTGAGATGAGCTTTCTTGCGTGCTTGTGGACGATCACTTGTGTTTAGTTTGGCGTTTTCGAGTAAGTCTAGAGCCGCGCTTAGTTCTGTGTCGGTTAGATCACGTGGGGACTTTAAGAGTAGCTCGTAGTCTACTGGTATGGACTCTAAGGATTCTGTGGGTGCGTAAGCGCGGTTTGTGTTTGTGCCTATTCCTGATAACCATGTGTATGCAGGATCGTCACTAAGTTCTTGAACTTGTCGTATTTCAGCGTTCCAGTATACGTAGCTTCCCGATGTTAATTCGGCTTGGTCCATTAGATTCTTCTTTACGTAAAAATTCTCGATTGAGCTGAAGCTCGAGGTCACGGTCTAAGTTTATGTAGAGCCTTTTCATTTCTTTCCTAATCTCCAAAACCATAATATTACACAAAATCCTAATAGTAATAATATATCTATACCTGTAGTACCGCGAAGTGATTCTAACATATGCAGTCCTTTGATTCAGTTTGTGAATTAATGATTTAGATAGTATCTAGAAATTCTAATATATCTTTGGGACTTGGTTTTACTTTGGGCTTAGGTTTAGGTTTGAGTCTAGGTTTTGCTTTGCCTTTTTTGTAATATTTACGTTGTTCTGGAGCTTTTATTTTCCAGAGTTGGTTTTCGTTTATGGCTTGGTTTACGGTTATGGTGTATCCGTTAGAGAGTTGGTATGTGATTTGGTAGGTCCAAGAGTGCGGTTCACATTTTATGTTAGTGACTTTTACTGTGGCGTTTGCGCGGTCGAGTGGTCGCCATAGTAAGATTTGGCCTATCTCGTAGCGCGGTTTGGTGGTTGTCCTACGTAGGTCAGTTTTTAAACGGTTTTTTTCAGCGTATAGTTTGAGTTCTTGTGTGTGTATCTCGTCGAGTCTTTGCGTGATCTGGTCAGTATTCATGAGTTACTCCAGCTCGGGAGTGCGTTTGTCTATGTATTCTTTGAATTTTGTGGAGTCGAAATTGTGATAGTTTTGACGTAGGTATCGAGTTATGATATACTGAGATGCTAAGCTTGCGTGAGCGTTGCGTAACTCTGAGTGGATTTCTACTACGGCGTCTGCTATTATTTTGTAATCCTTGCGTGTCATTATGCTACCTCTGGGTTATTTAGTTCGTTATCTACCATTATGTCGTCCCATTCTTCGGGAAGTATACCGTTCATAATAAATTCGCGTTCGTCAGGGGTAAGTTGTGGGAATATGTCTTGAATAAGTTCTCCCTGTTGGCGTTTAAGTAATCCGTTAACAAATTCGATAGGATCAATGTCTATGTCAATGGTTCCCCATTTGTTATTTATGATACTTCTGCGCCCTATGGTTATGGTGTTAGTGTTTTGTATGTAGATTGCGAGTGTGTTTTCAGGGATGGTTTCTTTCATGGTATGTTTTCCTTTTGGGGTATGTTTTTGAGAGGTGTAATTGATACCCTATAATATACACCTTTTTGGGGGTTGTGTCAAGGGGTATAATGAGAAAGTGCATAAGCTATTGTTTTTATTGGGGTTATGACCATACTTATGCAAACTTCTACCAAACTTCTGCAAACTTCTCACATCTAACTTATTGTTTTTATTGGACTTAGCAAACTTCTGCAAACTTCTACATACCCCTTTAAATCTTGGAGGTAGAAGGGTATTTTTATATATATATATATATTATATATATTATATTCCCTACACAAAGCAGTGGGGTCAAGGGGGGTGTAGAAGTTTGTAGAAGTTTCTAACATGTTGTTTTTAAAGGGTTTAAGGTGTAGAAGTATGTAGAAGTATGTGTGTAAGTTTGACTTAAGTACCTGTTTTTATTGGACTTAGATTGGGGAAGTTTGAGTTAGTACCGTAGCCCAACTGGGAGGGTTTAAAGCTCTATGGCTTGGATTGGCTTCAGATGCAAAGTCTTGCCAACCGTAAATAGGACAAAGCGTTTCGGTTTCGTTATAAACAAGGTCATATAACTCCGTAAAGTCTATTCGTTCCATGTTCCAAGTTTTCATTATATTTAGTTTATCCTATTTTGTTTTTTCTATGTAAAAATTATGTGTATATTCTGTTATGATTTTATTTAGTAAGTTATTGACTAAAGCGTTTTCGTATGTAGAATTATCTACAAACTCTCCGCAGTTCATAACTTCACAAAGTAGTTCAAAGTCACTACTATCTAAAGTAATTTCGAGTTTAATTGTTCGAGCGGTCATATGTTTATTTTCTCCTTATGTGGGGTGGTCTATGTAAGCACCACCCCTTGATAGGTTAGTCTGTTAAATGTTGTGTAGCTTGGACATATATGGCATTGTTTATGCGCGCTTCTATTACTAAATCATTGCAATTGTCGCAACATCTACCATCCTTTAACGGTTGTGCATTGTGTCCACCTGCCCAACCATTATATTTGTTGGGTTTAATAGTTTCTTGGCAAATTACGCATGTAGTCATTATTTCACCTTTGCGATTTTGTCGTCAGCCATTGTAACCACTGCGTACCATTTTCTCAGGTAGGGAGATGGACCTACTCCGGTAATATTTCCATTACTGACGTATTCTGAGCCAAACATTGAGGTTTCTTCGTAAAGCAAACCTTGACCTATGTTTTCTTTTAACATTTTTTTGGTTTTATAAAGTAAACCAATCATGTGTATGTTTCTCCGTTTAGGGTATGTTAGGATGTGGGACAACGGTTATAATTATCGATTTACTAAGCATTGGCTTATATAAGCATTGGCTTATACGATCAGTATTGTCCCACATCCTAAGAATAAAAAGGTAGGGGGATTGCTCCCCCCTACCTATTGGATTTAGTCAATGATGTCGATTTGCGACATTATCTTTGCGCGGTGCGCTTGCTTTAGGTCTGCGAGAAGATCGGGGTCTTCCTCTTTTAGGGTGGCTGTAATCTGAAGGGCCATTGCCTTATCGCTTTTGTGGAGAGATATAGCATGACGGAACCTGGCTTTGAATTCTTTTATGGTAGGATCTGCGGACTCACGGTCTGGGTCTTTCTGGACAGAAATTCCGTGGTTTAAGCAGTTGGACACTAATGACTCTAAGTCTCCCTCTGATTCTACGGCTTCACTCCACTCAGCCATAAAAATATTCCAATCAACTGGACCCGTTATACGGACTTTAGGCCAAGTGTAACTGGCTTTGGTAGAGTCTTGGCGATTTACGTTGTGCGTTCTGATTTCGTAATTTTCGCCCTCTGTTACAAGGTCAAGCTCTGCATATGCTGGCATTTTATAATGCCTTTCTGAGAGTGGGATATATGATATGTTGAGATGTATACTCTCTGGACACAACCTCAACTACTTATAATGAAGCAATATATATGCCAAGGTTCTATGTTTTAGAAATAAAAACATATGACCTAACTTACTGTTTATATTAGACTTATGTAGTGTGTTATGTTGTTCCATATGTTACTATGTGATACTAAGTATCAGATTTCTGAGATCAAGAATCGTGCCATACACTTTAAGTTCCTGTTTATATTGGACTTAGCTTAAGTGTCAGATTTCTGAGGATTTCTCAGATTTCTGAGAGTATGGGTTAGTTGTATGTAGTGCTAAGTGGTATCAAGTACCTGCACAAATGGTCCCCTTGACAACAACTTGATACTATCTTATATTAAGTAATAAGCTAAATTGTATTATTTTACACCGCACAATACTGCTTAGTATCATGTAAAAGTGGGCGGTTTTGCACTAAACTATGTAGTACCAAGTAGTATCGAGTACTAAAGTAGCGATAAACTAAGTAGTACCGAGTATATTTGGTACAAAGTAGTACAAAGTAAAGCCATATAGTACCAAGTTTAGTTAGTACTAAATGGTACCGAGTATACTTGGTACTATATAAAGCAAAGTGGTACCAAGTAAAGGGATATAAAGTAAACTACTTAGTACCGAGTATACATGGTACTATGTTAAACTACTTAGTACCGAGTAGTAGTATTGATTCAGATTGTGAATCAATACTATGTAGTACCGAGTATACTTGGTACCACATAGT